AAAAAAGTGAAGGGTCAAAAATAGATGTAGGAATATAATTTAAAGCGAAATTACTTTTAGCTACTACCGAACCTGAATTATTACTACCAACTAAAACACCATTTACATATAAAGAAAAATCATTATTTTTATAATTAACTGCAATTTTATTTCTTCCATTAATTATCACATTTGATGCACTTACAATAGAAACCGTATTGCTTTCAAAATAAGAAATAACTCTTGCTACAGATAATCTAATATAATTGGTTCCTGAAGTTGAAAAAATTACAGGGTCTGCAGTTTGACTTGTTAAATTATTAACATTAAAATCTATAAATATAGTTCCTTCTGTTTGACCTATTAAACTGCTTATTCCTGTTTTAGAAATAACATCAGCGTTACGGGTTACAGAAGAAGCTATTGTTGGAATATATGAAGTTGCATAAGCACCCACTTCTAATTGACCACCCCAAATATATATAAATCTACCTGATATTGTTGTAGCACTATTAATGAAAGCTGTACCGCTTGCAGTCATTGTTCTTGTAGCAGTTACTCTGTACCATCCATTACCTGCATTTGTAATAGTTCCTGTAATTCCCGATGTTGCACTTGTAATAGTTCCCGTTGTTAAATTAGCTTTTACGGTAAAATCTGTTACATTAGTAAATCCTATATCTAAAATATCATTCGTTCCTGCTTTTGCATAAACTGAAATAGTAGAAGCTGTTGCACCTGTTAAAGCAGTACGAAATAAAACTGCAGTTCCGTTAGTACTTGATTCTAATTTGTCAGCTGTAGAAATTCCTTCGGGTGAAGTTGTATTATTAGCAGTTACAGTTGCTTGAAATTTACTCCAAGCTATATTATCAAATTGGTCGCTATATGTAAATAAATTTGTTCTTTGTGGCTCTACCAATAAACTTGGGCAACTTCCATTAGTGTAATCAATACGTGGTATATTTAAACGAGTTGTAGTAATTAAAAATTCACTTACTGCTGTTCCAAATTCTAATTGATAACCTGCAACTTTAAAAGCTTTTGCAGATTGAGTATTATATTTAACTACTCCATAATTCATATTTGTGTTAATAGAAGTAACTCTTCCTGAAATCCTATAAACACTTGAAGTTCCTATTCTTTCAACGTTTAAATTTGATGGACCTTCACCTGATAAAATTAAACTAAAATCTCCTAAATTTTGATTTAAACTTGGAACAGGAGTTGAGTTGTCATTCATTTGAACAAAAACAGAAATTACATAAGTTGTTCCTGTAGTTGTAGCAAAAGTTTTATATAAAAATGAACTTGTTAAATTATTTTGAAATTCAACTGAATTAGCAAAACCACTTATTGGAGTTGAAGCTTGTATTATATTTCCACCTCTAACAGGGTATGTTGAAATAAGACCATCAGAATCAGTAAATAAATTTCTTGGAACTACTTCTACTAAATTTGCACTATTAATTCTCGTTGCTGTAGTAGCACGTACAACAGTCATATCACCTGAACCATCACTTGGCACAACTGAATATAATTTGCTTTCTTTATAAGCGTTTGGTGTAACTACTAAACTCGCTTTATCTAATAAACTCATAATCTATCTAAATTTTCTAATGTTTGTAATAAACAAGAATCTGCTTCATACGTACCTGAATCAGCTATTGCTCTTGTTCTGAAATTAGTGTTTATAATACTTTCATTTCCTACTATTTCTGTTTCACCTGCATAACTTACATAATGTGATGCACCCCAAGAAATAGAATTATTTGCAGCACCTTGACCCCATCCTATTGTGTTGTTATTTGCACCTTGACCCCAATCGATATTATTTGCCATTTTGCTTTTCTAATTTGTTTAAAAAGATTTCTAATTTTTTAACATTAGTTTCTTTTGGTTTATATGTTTCTTTTATAGCACCCATCCTGTGAAATTTGCATCTTTATCCGGATACATATCTGCATTTGAATTTAGATTGTATTCAGGAAATAAAACTTGATTGAAAGTCATATAGTCTATAAAACGATTCGTATAACTTTGTGCAGTATCACGTGCTTTTTCAATTAAGAAATCTATTTCTGTTTTATCTACTACAGTGCTATTTTCAGAATTATGTTTAAAAACACCTTTCTCGCTTATTTTAATAGACGCATAAGGTAAGTATTCTACCATAGTCCAATGTATTACCATCATTTTAATATAGTCGCTTAAAAGCGTTGTGTATGGACTTGCTAAATTACCTGCTACAATACCATCGTTAATCTTATTGTATAGTTTAGTTCCTAAATAGTTCTGTATGTGTACCTGTTGAGCTTGAAAGATATATTGAGTATAGCTATCAGGGTCTACATTACCATTTATAATAGTATGTTTAACTAAATCGTTTGTTGTTATAAAGAGTGCCTTCGCCATTTCTTATTAATTATTTAGGTAAAAATCCTTGATTAGGCATATCAATAGGTTTTTGATATACTAATGGATTGTTAGTTGGTAATATTTCGCCTTCTTTTCTTGCTTGTGCAGGTGTTATTCTTCCTGATTCTTGAGTTATAGGACTATTTACATCTGCACGTTTTCTATATGTTTCACGAGTCCAAAAATGGTGACAAGCACCACCGCCTTTATATAAAAAGACGTCATAAGTATCTGCACCTTTCGGTCCCCATCCTGCATTAACAGCACTCAAACTCATTCTTTGTATATCTTCTTTACGATATAATTTATTTGCATTAAGCATTTTCTTACAAAATTGTCTACTATTTTCTGATTCCGAACCACTATATCTATAGCGTGACTTAAATAATTCACCATCTTGTTCGCTTTTAGCATTAGGAATAGCAACACCCGTGCTTACAAAGTTCCAAATCTTACTTAATGTGGATTTTTTAGGGTTGTTTAAAGCATCTAATTGTTTATCTAATTCCTCTTCTGTATCATAATCAACTACACTTACATCAATTAATTCCCATTCGTTTAAATCAATTTCTTCACCAAAAGAATCTAAATCAATTTCATCTAAATGCTTTGACATTTTAACGCCTGTTTCTTCTTCAGTTGTTTCTTTGTTCATTCCCTCAACATCAACAAATTCTAAAGGCTGTATAGTCTTAAAATATAATTTTAATGATATACTATTAACAGCTAATATTTCATCAATAGCGTCTATTATTTCAAGCTGATATGGTTTAATAACGATATTATCAAATAATAAAGTAGCCGTCTTAATTTCATCTGCATTGTTACCAAGTCCACCATCACCTGTACGTATTCCTAATAACATTGGCGAAGTAACCCTATGACCTACAATTAATTTATCAAAACATTCTTTACTTAAATATTCGTAATGAGCAGGTGCATCGTTTAAAGGTAAATCTTCTACAGTAGTTTTTGATTCCGCATTTGAGTTGAAAGCTATAATTACTTTTTCGCCTCTTGCACCGGTTAATTTGCCCATTACATCACGCTTCATTTTATCACGCATTTCTTCAGAAGGAATACCATTGTTGAAGTTAATTACTTTTGTACCACTGAATCCGTTTTGTACATCGTTAATTTGATAATCAGCTATATTTTCTTCTAATAAAGCATAAGGTAAAGCTCCTGAATAATCTATTGGGCTATAATAGTCAAAACCACTTACATAAGGATGTATTACATATATTTCTACTTCATTACCATTACCAAAACCAAAAGCAGGAATACGTTTACAATCTTCACTTGGTTTCTTTTTAGACCAATCGTGATGATAATACCAAGCTTCTATTTGTCCTTTGTCATTACATTTTTCAGCACGTAAAGTTTGCATAGGAAAATGAAGAACTTGTTTAACTAAATTCTTTTCTTTTACAACCTGCATAGCAGCCATTCCTAACAATTTACGTTCTAAAGCTATTTTACGCAAATCTGAATCCTTAATAATAGATTTCATTTGTGCATATTCATTTGGCTTTTTATTAGAATCTAAAGCATCTAAACCTTTACCATAAATCATATTAGCAATACCTGTAATAATTGCACCATTTGTAGCAGAATATAAATACCTATCTATTAAATATTGAAAGTAATTATTATCACTTCCGTATTCAATATAACTATTCTTCTTGTTTTCTTGTATTACAGGGCTTGTGTAAGCACTTAAATTTACTATTGATATATTACTCATAAATTTTAAATTCGTTGTTTGTAACGTTCGCCACGTATTGATTTTGATTTACTGTATATGTATCATTTGCTTGATTTGTGCAAAAAATAATATCTTTGTAAACTATATTAGCACCATTTTTAATAGTTAAATTATAAAATGTATTTTCATCTAAATCAAATATTGTAGAAGTAGTTAGATAATAACTTGACAAACTAAAAGAAGCTGTTATAGTAGTTTCTTCATTTGTAGTTTCATTTCTTAAAACAATAGTATTTGCACTCATTACTCTTGGTATAAATGTTAAACTTTGTGCTGTAGTTTGTTTTCTTAAAATTATCATAAACTATTTTTATATATTAATAATTAATATTCAAAATTGTTTTAAAACAAAAAAGGATGCTAAATAAATAGCACCCCTTTAAAAAAAAAACAAACAATAATATTATGCTACAGTACCTTCAATGATAGTAGTTAAAATACCGCTTAATAACGGACCTGTTACAAAGTTTGCAGGTACAGGCTCCATACCTTGAAATTCCATAGAATATCCACTTTTATCAGCCATAGCTGCACCACTTGAAATAGTTGCAGTTACTAAATCCATACCTTTTGTTAAACCTGCTAAAAAGAAGTTTCCGTTGTTGTCTTCTACAATAACTTGTGGTCTACCATAAGCTAATAATTTCAACTGCTTGTGGTCTGCAGCAGTTAATTTATTCATTGATAAAGTTAATTTTTGGTCTACAAATGTAGTACCATTCTCTCTTGATGAAGTAACAGTTTGTTCAAATGTTGAAGTTCCTTTTAATTCATATTTGTATCCTGTTGGAGTACCACCTAAAGCAGTAATCACATCTTCTTGTCCTGATGTTGAAGAATACGTTATTGTTGTAGCATCACCCCAATTAATGAAGTATGCAGCTCTTAATCCACCGATTGAATTTTTACATTGTTCGGCTCTTCCTAAT